GAATCTCCCCAACAATACCCTGCTAAATTTTCATCTACTTTTGTTAAAATTTCTATATTTACATCAACTGTAGCATTACAGTTTGGGCAAAGTGTATTAAGTAAAGATTCTGATGATAAAATGACATCTTGTTTTTTAGCAAGTCTGCCATTTATAAAAACATGTATCATTTAGCCAATAACGATATCTTCCATGCCTGCAGTTCTTAGTCTAGTAATATGACCTATCTGCCATTGCTTGGTATCGAGACCTTTCATTATTCCTAAATACTTATTACGCAACAATGCATATTGGTTGCAAAGGTGTGTTAGGTCTATAACACTATCTTCACTATCAACAAACTTTTCAGCATCTCTACTGCTCAATGCTCTATTGTAATTTTCTAAGTATTTACGAAATGTTTTAGAACGTTCTTTGCGAAGTTCTATATTTAAGTGTTCTAGTATTGCTTCAATTTCCTGAAGTTGATTAAAACGATGTTCTGTAATGCCAGGTAAGGCAGAACTAGATTTCTCTAGACTGCCTTTAATACTGCATTCGTATTTGGCTTCTTCTAATTCTTTTTCGTAGTATTCAATTGAGTCAACAATTTTGCCTAAATCTGCTACTACTGAATTATACCAACCTGCCATAACTTAGTTCCACTCGTCTTCGTCTTCATCGTAATCATCTACACCATAATGACTTGCTACTGCTGTTTTAAGAGCAGTATCAAAAGTGTCAATATCTTCTTGTAGATTACCCATGTCGGCTTCTTCATCAAATACTCTGACTAGATGTTCTGCCGCTTCTATACGATCCTTCTTTGGAACATAATGTTTCATACTGTCCCAAACACTTACAAGTAATAAAATATCAGGATTCATCGATTAAGTCCTCTTCATTAAAATTGTCAAGTTCACCGACATCAATGTCGTCTTCGGCATCATTATCCTTTTTAGGATTTTGTCCGAACTCTTGCATAATTATTTCAAGTTTATCGCCAGTCCATCCTTTTCTGAACTCTTTTATTTCTTCACCTGTAATAGGCGAGACATAAGATAGTTTATTACCAACTTTCTCTAAGATACCTTTTGCTTCTAGCATTTCTACCATACCACTGTATGGGTCCATTCCAGTTTCATAAGGTATTTTAACTTGTACACTTTCAAAAGGTTTGCTGTAACGTGTTTTCATAACTTTACAAGCGGCACGAATTCCTTGTACCGTTGATACTTTATTACCGTCAGCATCTTCTTTAAGTTTAAGTTTTTTCATTGCAATAACAATACTACTTGCATATATAAAACCTTGTCCGCCTGATATCTTATCATCAGGGTCAAACATGTCTTGTGATGCATAAGTATGGTTAGTTGCTATTAGACCAATTGGATGTGGTGCCAATGAATTTACTGTATTTCTAACTAGGGCCGTTAATGCCTTTGGCTTTCTACCCATATCACCTTTCATATCACCTTTTTGGAATTGGTCAACATCTGTAGGTGTTAATAACATACCCAAACTGTCAATTACAAATAACATTTTAGGTTGTTCTTCATATGGTAAATCACCATAGTTAGATTTATAGTCTTTTACAAAATCACTGATTGTTTTAGCAACGTCATCAATCATGCTAACACTAATTTTGAGAAGTTTCTCAGGATTAGTATCAACATCTAATGCTTGTAGCCATTCTTCATCCAGTGCGTTTTCGCTATCAAATAATACTACTTGACAGCCTTGATCCTGTGCGTTTTTCACAAGGTTACCAGAACAAATAAAACTTTTGCCCGAACCGGATTCTCCTGCAAATACACTCACCTTACCAAGGGGAACTCCTTTTTTGAAGTCCCCACTTATAAGATAATTTAAAGTGTAGTTACCAGTCGATATCCAATCCTGAGGGTCATGAAAGCCAGCACTAATACCGCTGATGCTTTTAGTCAAACCCGTTCTGAATTTGTTTAAGTCAAATGGTTTCTGCATGTTAGTCTCCTTATGAACTACGGTTTCTAATCATGTTCAGAATATCATCTGCACTTGGTTTCTCGCCACTGGTTTCTGCTACTGGTTCAGCCTTAGGTTCAGCCGCAGTTGCTTGAGTTTCAACTGCTTCAGAAAGAGGGGCAGTTGGCTCTGCCTCTTTTTCAACTACCGGAGCCGGAGCCGGATTAGCCGCTGGTGCTTGTGCTGATTCTGTAGTTTTTTGCGTTGCTGTTTTAGGAACATCTACGCCGTAAGGCTTGTAGAAGTTACCCCATCTCTCAACATCGTATAATTCACCATCAACCGATGCTTGGAACATTTCAGCGATTGCTTGTAGTTCTTCTGCGCCAGGCTTTTTAGGTAAAAAGTCATTTAAGTTATACAAACCATTAGAATCAATAGCCGCTAATTCTTCTTCATTTAAGCCACGTTCTTTACGAGCCCATTTTGAAGTAGAGTAATCTGCATACTGTCCTTTGGTTGTTTTTGTTACCCTAAAGTCTGTACCATTTACATAATCAGTAGGAATGTTTTCCATGTCTGGGTCCATTAATGCTGATTTGATAATGTTAAAGAT